AGCCCCGCATTCTCAGCCGCCAGCGCATCTCGCTGCTTAGTCGCTTCCCGTAGCGCCAGGGTGGTGCAGTCCAGACGTTCAGCCAGACGGGAAACAATCTTCGCCATATCGATGATCGGTGTGTCGCTGCTCATCGCCTTCGCAAACTGATGACCAACGGCCACCAGCTCTTTGTTGCTCATTGAATCACTCATGTGATGCTCCTCGGTGCGTATAACGTTCCATGTCAAAGTCGATAACTGCCCGCTGGTCGCGGAAGACGCCGCAGCGCCCGTGGCGAATAAGTTTCCCCTGATCTACGGCAGCCCGGATGTACTTCTCAGCGGTGGTACGGTGCAGGCCGAACATGGCGGCGACATCTCTGGTCGTGGCGCGGCCATGTTTTTTCACAAGCTCGATAATCCAGGCGATGAACAGGGTGCGCTCGCTATGCGTTTTTGGTTTTGCCATGGGGATCTCCTTAAACCAGACCAGCGGCTTTTCGCTGCCTGTACTGCTCCATCAGCATCTCTGCTGGCGTTGGGCCACTGGCCTTAGCCGGGGCGGCGAGAGCGCGGCGAACTGGCGGTACAGGCTTGCCAGCGGCTACTCGCTCTTCCCAACCAGAAAGCACTTTGCTGGCGGCCTGGCGCATCTCGCTTTCGGTCATCTGGCGATCGGTACTCTGGCGGCGCAGTTCAATGCAGATGTGATACAGAACTGGCGCAGGCCAGGGGTACTGCTCGCTGGTCGGGAACCGAAATATCAGGCGGCGCCACTTCCAGTACTCAGTCATCACGTCGTCAACGCTGAATCCCAGGAGGTTATGCCCCTCTTTGCACCAGGCGACGAACTGGCCGGGAGACGGCAGAAAGGGTTTTTCCTGACGGCGCGCGATCCGCATACCAGCCGCAACCTGCGCCATGGTGGTGATCCCGTTCTCCTGAAAGGCCATGGCCCATTGGCGGCGGAGTTCGTTGAAATCGTTCTGCTCACGAAATCCAGCCATTGCCGCCGGGAACGCTGCGCGCAGAGCACTGAACAGGGCATTGAAGATTTCAGCCGTCTGCTCAGCCTGAGGGCGTTCTGCGGGGGCATCAGGCATACTGTGCGCAATGCGGCGCAGGCTTTCGCGATCGCAGCTCATCAGTTGTTCAGATAGTCTTTCCATCGAACACCTCGTTGATCCAATCTGTGTTGTTGAAGTCAATGCCCTGAACTGCAGGCCGGTTCCCGGATGGGTTGTTTAAGCGCTTAGTGCTCAGTTGGTCCCACTGTTTACGCAGACTGGATGGACTCAGGATGTTGGTCTTCCAGAAGCTATCCTTGCTGGCCCACTTGAGCAGTTCGCAAATTTCGTAGTGAGAGCGGTTGTCCTGCTGGCACATCAGGCGGATGGTATTGGCCCACTCAACCCATTTCGGCTCGCTGAGTTTTGGGTTAACCGTCAGCAACTGTGCATAAATCCAACGGGCGGCCTTCAGGTCATCAGCCGTTCCCCAGGATTTGCCGGAAGGGGTGTAAATTCCGTCTGCTGCTTCAGGGTGGCGAGAGAGAAATTTTTGGATCGCTTCGTTTCGGGATTCGACAGAATTCCGAGACGAGGATCTTTTAGTATTTATATTGTTGTTATTACATTGTTGTTCATGATGCGCGGTGAAATGCGCGGCTCCATGCGCGGATAAATGCGCGGCACCACCGTCTGAAACCGCGCCGTTGCTGGGTTCCTTATGCGCGGAGTAATGCTCGCCGTTATGCTCGGCCAAATGCGCGGGTAAATTGTCCATTTTTTGAGCATAAATCATGTAATTTGTGATGGTTATCACAGTGCCTTTTCGCTTCTCTCCCGCGGTAGTAATCATCCCTTCCTTGACGAAAAGAGCCAGCATTCGCTCCACTGCATGACGGCTTGTTGGCTCCCCTGCCCGGTCGCATAATTTCAGCCCGAGATCGGCTGATGTGGTCACCAGTTGTCCGGTTTGCAATGGCCATTGACGGCCTTTAAAGTTTGCAGTGTAAGGCTGACGGGCAGCGCCCAACAGAAGGTTTTCCCACAGCGTGCGCAGGAAAACATCTTTCGCCCAGGGCTTCTTCAATACACTCCGGTACAACGGGATGAATCCGGTCTTCTGGTTCTCCATCCGGTTGCTCCTGACGGCACTGCGTGCCGCAAAATCGGCGTAAGCAACATTCGACATAGCTATGCCCCTTTCGCCTGGTGTTTTGTACATGCATTTGCCATAATGACCTCGCATTTACGTCCCGTATTTGCACCAGAAAGCCGTTGGTGTTCGCGCACCGCGGCTTTCGCCTTTTTAGACCCAGTCATAGCGCCCCTCCCAGCATCGTCGTCACCATCGCCATAATTGGCGCGACTGAATCAGGTCCATCCAGGTAGAACCTGGCCACGATGCTTTCGCTGATCTCCTTCAGGCGCTCGTGCTTTGGCGCTCTTAAAATCACAGCCTGGATTGCTTCGGCATCTTCTTTAACCGCTGCGGCTATGCGCACAGAGGCGCAATCGCTTTTAACCACGCGATCACGGTACGCCAGTGGCAACACTGAAAGGATGACCGGCTCTAGCAGCTCGACGTTCGCCCGGTAGACTGAAGACTTCTCCTTGTTATCCAGCCAACGAAACAGCTTCACATTCCATACATCGGCATTGCAGCTGGTGTCGATTCCTGTCAGTCCCGCCTCTTCAACCGCTTCTTTGATTGCCAGGGCTACAGCCACACGCCCATCTGCTGCCGCCCAGGCGCGAACGGCAGAACAGATGGCGCTGTGATCAATCTTTGGGTCATCCCTCTCATTCTGATGAAACGAGAATGTCAGGCGCTCTGCTGGCGCTCTGTTATTCTGTTGAAAAGAAAGTGTTTGCATGATTAGTGCTCCTGACGCGGTAAACCATCGGTTGGGTTTGGGTAGGCACCTGGATCAATTTCGTGGGGCGTTACAGCCCAGTTGAGGACTTTGCAAAGAGGGACAACACGTCCCGCAGGGACTTTCCCTTGGCTCATCCATTTGCTTACTGCCTGAGATGAAATGCCAAGCTGCGCACCAATGTCGACACGCGACATGGTATTGGTGATTTTTTCTTTAAGTGATTTGTTCATTGGGCCTCCTGTTAGTGGAATGACATGAGGATACTCAACGAAACTTTAAGTTGCAAGAAAAACGAAACAAATAGTTGGAGTGCTAGGCGAAACCAAAGGTTGTAAAATAACAATATGAATAAAGTCGCTCATCCCGTATTCGCAAAAAGAATCAAACAGGTCATGACCGAAAATGGCTGGAATATGGCCGATCTCGCAAAACAGGTCATGCTCTCCCATACGGCTGTCCAAAACTGGTCAAAGGGAAAAACAGTGGCCAGTGGCGAACGCCTGAAACGCCTTGCAGCTGTTTCACGTAAGCCCGAGCACTGGTTCTTTATGGATGAGGATGGGGATGCAGAGAATGTCGTGCTAACCACCAGCACACACAGAGAGCTTGACGAAAAAGAAGAGGCTTTATTATCCCTCTTTAACCAGTTGCCTGAGGCAGAAAAGCTGCGCCTCATACTGCATACAAAGACCGTGTTACACGAAATTGATCTTCTCAAAAGTGATGTGTTTGACATCATCCACAATCAGCAAAAATAACAAGCCATAGTTTCTCGCCAAAATGAGACACCCGCCTGAGGTGTCTTTTTTTATACTCAAACGAAACTTTTTGTTTCTTCGGCTTTACATGCGAAACTTTAAGTTGTAGTCTTCAATGCATCGACAACAAGCGCAGCGTTGTCAGGTTAAAGAAATGTTCCGCCAGCCTGGCGACAAGGGCAAACAGGTGATTGAGATGAAAATTAATCCAGCAGTACCAAACAGCGGTCGCGCCGTTCCAATGCGTAATCAGCGTACCGGCGCAGCATGGCTGGTCTCTTTTAACTACAGCGAAGGCATGTATTGGCACGAACCGCAGGGAAATCTGCGCCACATCCGCCGACCGTATGCCTCACGCAATATTGAACCGCACCTGGTTCCGGCAGGGACGCACTGATGGGCACTTTATTCGCACTCGTCCTGACTATCGGCATGACCAATGGTGAATTTCAGGATGTCGTTCTCGATGTCTATGACAGCCAGCAGCAATGCGAGCAGGCCGCTATCGAGCAGAAGGTTTCTGGAGATTGCTACCCGGTAGAACGGATCGTCCGCAGTGACGAAGTGCCAGCGGAAACCACGGTTAAGTTCTGAGGAGATGATGATGCAGAAGACATGCGCGTACTGCCGCAAAACTATCGAGCAAGACAAAGAAGTTAAAAACGTATTGATCTTCATCCGCGGCGCCCAGCTGGCGCGTGAAGAACTCGATTATTGCTCAAAGCGTTGCGCTTCGTACGACCAGATGGCCCACGAAAGCTAACGTATTCCCGCGCAAGGCGGGATCTACGTCCGGTGCCACCGACCAAAGTACACCGGAAAACTACTCAAAACCAAAAACACACCCAATGGGCGCTATCTCTGGCCCGGGGATCTTACATCCAAAAATGAGGATCTGACATGGAATTTTTCTACCTGGTTAAGGCCACTCAGAAGTCAGGGAAGCCTGACGCTGTAGTGTGGCTCTCCGCCAACACCCAATCACGAGCTGCGTTGCAGCTGGATGTCGCGCTGGAAGATGCAGGCATCGAAACTGGCCGCGGTAAAGACTACGCCAAGCCGGTCCGCACCGATTTCCCGGTCTTTAATGATCTGCCGGAAGAAAGCACCATCGATTACACCTGGTGCGATCGCTATCAGCTGGCAGATGACCAGCGCACCTGGAACGTGCTCCCTGCTGTCGCGTCTCAGAGCGAAACCACCCACGTTCCTGAAAGCACCACCAGCGATGCGGAACTTTCTGCCGTGCCGGTAACCGCCACTAATGCCGAAGACGCTGGCAGCACTTCCCTGCTTGAAAATCGCACCCCGGCTGTCCGCTTCGCTGTCCATCTGCTGGGTGACAAATACCTTTCGGAGATCAGCCAGAAACAGCAGATCGTCGCCAACGAGCTGGCGACAGATGAGGGAAATGTTTACTTCCAGAACCTGCTTCAGGCCAAAAATGACGTTGCTGATATTGGCGATATCAGCCTGCATGCCGAGTGGAAACTGATCCAGGCCGTCAAAGAAGTTTTCCCTCAGGGCAAAGAACACGAACCCGAGTTGTTTGCCGCCTTCATGTCGAGCTGGATTAAGGCAGAAGCTGACGAGCGCAATCAACTGGTTGACGACTGGAAGAGCGGAAAGCTTCCAGCCAAAGAAGAACCTGAGAACTTATTTGAGCATGGCCTGAGGATCAGTAAACATGATGACGGGGGCGCTCATTATCCCGTCTGCAAAATGCCATTCCGCAAACAGCTCATGGCTCAATTGACAGCTGACGAACTGCGCCATCATATCAGCCGCAAAGAACACGCGGATCTTCACTTAATGGAAATGGACACCGATAACGGATATGTCCAGAACCTGCTTCTGGCCGCAGAGAATTGTCCAGAAGTTAAGGCTTATGACACCAAAGACCTGTGGCGCTACACGAAAGCGATCCGAGAAGTCTTCAGCATGGATAAACGCCATGAGCTTGCGCTGCTATTGCAATTCACTAAAGCCTGGGTAGCTACCCCATATATTGACCGCGGCATCCTGACGCGTGAGTGGGTCGCCGGCAATCGTATTAACCTTGTGCAGCGCACTGACGCAGGCACCAATGCCGATGGCGGGTATGTAACTGACCGCGGTGAAGGCGCGCACCACACCCTGGACACTCTCGATCTTGAGATCGCCTGCGCCCTGTTGCCTATGGATTTCCACCACTTTGAAATCCCTTCCAGTGTTTTGCGCCGCGCCAAAGAAATCATTGCGAACAAAGAAGAGCCATGGAAATTCTGGAGCAAGATTCTGCGCAATCAGCCAGGCGTTCTGGCAGTCAACCGCGCCGCCATCTTCAACCTGGTACGCATCGCGCCAGAGAATATCCATCTGACTCCACCTGCGCATCTGGAGTTCGTGAACCAGACGATGACGGCTGAGTTCTGTCAGGCGACTGAGCTTCTCCCTCTGCCGACCATCGAATCGGAAGAGGACATTCAAGCCGTCGAGCAGCAACAAGCATTGCCGAAATGGGTAGAAACCGGTGAGAAAAAACTCGCTGATGAAGATGAAGCCGAAACGCAGACCCTGCCTAAGTGGGCGAGTGCTGCCGACATCCAGCCGCAGGTCGCGAACCTCGGCGGCGGCGTGTTCTCTATCGATGGCCTGATGGGTACAAATAATGACCCGGTCATCAATACCCCCTCAAACGCAGTCGAAAAAACGGAAACAGTAACGGAGACCACCAGCGATGTGCAGATGGAAGAGACTAACCCGCAAGAAGGAGAAGCTGGTGACGCGTTACCACCAGGCGAAAGCGCTGATGCAGCTGATCCGCAAGCAGATGCCCTGAACCCGGCAGAGGTTCTGGCCGCCGCAGCACCGAGCCAGGCTAACCAGGAACAGGCCGATGTGAACCAAAACGCGGAAAATGCGCATCAGGATGACGATTCTGCGCATCAAAACACACCAGAAGTGAAGCAGAGCGAGCCAGAAGCGCATCAGGCCGAACCAGTAGCCGAATACCCAGCGTACTTCGAACCGGGCCGCTATGAAGGTCTGCCGAATAACGTGTATCACGCAGCGAACGGGATCAGCAGCACCCAGGTGAAAGATGCCCGAGTCAGCCTGATGTACTTCAACGCGCGCCATGTCGCCAAGACCATCCCGCGCGAAGGCTCCAAAGTGCTGGATATGGGTAACCTGGTGCATGCGCTGGCACTGCAGCCGGAAAACCTCGATGAGGAGTTCAGCGTGGAACCGGTGATCCCGGAAGGGGCATTCACCACCGCGGCGACTCTGCGAGCTTTCATCGATGAATACAACGCCAGCCTGCCTGCGCTGCTGAGCGCTGACGATATCAAAGCGCTGCTGGAAGATTACAACGCCACCCTGCCCGCGCCGGTGCCTATGGGCGGTAGCCTGGAAGAAACAGCTCAGAGCTATATGACGCTGCCAGCTGAATTCCAGCGTATCGAGGCAGACCAGAAGCAGACCGCTGTCGCGATGAAGGCCTGCATCAAAGAGTACAACGCCACCCTGCCCGCGCCGGTTAAAACCAGCGGCAGCCGTGACGCGCTGCTGGAGCAGCTGGCGATCATCAATCCTGACCTGGTGGCGCAGGAAGCGCAGAAACCAGCACCGCTGAAAGTGTCCGGCACCAAAGCGGAGATGATCCAGGCGGTGAAGTCCGTTAAGCCGGATGCGGTGTTTGCTGACGAACTGCTGGATGCGTGGCGCGAGAACCCGGACGACAAGATTCTGGTTAATCAGCAGCAGATGCAAACGGCGCTGGCCATTCAGAAAGCACTGCACGAGCACCCGACTGCAGGCAAGCTGCTGCTGCACCCTGATCGCGCTGTTGAGACGAGCTATTTCGGTATCGATGAGGAGACCGGGCTGGAAATCCGCGTGCGCCCGGATCTGGAAATCGACATCGACGCCGTTCGCATCGGGGCCGACCTGAAAACCATCAGCATGTGGAACGTGAAGCAGTCCGGTCTGCGCTCTCGACTGCACCGTGAAATCATCGACCGCGATTATCACCTCAGCGCGGCAATGTACATGAACACCGCGGCGCTGGATCAGTTCTTCTGGATTTTCGTTAACAAAGACGAGGGTTATCACTGGATCGCCATCGTTGAGGCCAGCGAAGAACTGATTGAGCTGGGCATGCTGGAGTATCGCCAGACGATGAACCGCATCGCTAATGCTTTCGACACTGGCGTGTGGCCAGCGCCGATCACCGAAGACTACACCGACGAACTGAACGACTTCGACCTGCGCCGCCTTGAAGCGCTGCGTACTCAGGCATAAGGGGAATGATGATGGAAAACATGAATATCGTAACCGCGGAGCAGCAGGCTCCAAACACTATCTCTGCCAGCAACGCCATCTTCAATGTGCAGGCATTAACCCAGCTGCAGGCCGTTGCCGGTTTAATGGCCCAGGCAGCCGTAACGGTTCCTGAACATCTTCGTGGTAACCCAGCCGACTGCATGGCCATCATCATGCAGGCTATGCAGTGGGGGATGAACCCGTACGCGGTGGCGCAGAAAACGCACCTGGTCAACGGCGTGCTGGGCTACGAGGCGCAGCTGGTAAACGCGGTGATCTCCAGTTCAAACGCCATTGTGGGCCGCTTCCACTATGAGTACGAGGGCGATTGGTCGAAATGCGCCAGCATGCGCGAAGAGATCGTTAAGAAGCCAGCGAAAGGCGGCGGTACGTACGACAAAAAAGAAATGGTACGCGGCTGGACCAGCGCTGACGAGCAAGGCCTGTCTGTTCGTGTGGGGGCTGTCATTCGCGGTGAGAGTGAGATCACCTGGGGCGAACCGGTATTCCTGTCCAGCGTGATTACGCGTAACTCTCCCCTGTGGATTTCGAATCCTAAGCAGCAGATCGCATATCTGGCCCTCAAATACTGGGCGCGACTGTATTGCCCTGCAGTTGTTCTGGGTGTGTATACCCCGGATGAAGTTGAGGCACGCACCGAGAAGGAAATTAACCCGGCCCCCGCCCAGCGCGTGAGCCTGGCTGATATCAAAGGTGACACCGTAACAACCACGCGCAGCGCGCAGGAATCAGCGGCAAACATTGACGGCCTGGCCGATGAGTTCCGGGATCGGATTGATGCTGCCGAAACATTGGAGGCTGCCGCAGCCGTTGGCAATGAAATCAACGATGCAAAAGCTGCGCTTGGAACCACCTTGTTCACCGAACTGAAAAACAAGGCCACGCGCCGTTACCACCTGGTAAAGCACCGCAATGCGGTCGAAGCGGCAATTAACTCCTTGCCACAACCGGGCGAACCGGGCGCAGTTGAGCAATTCGCTGAAGCCGAGCGCGTGCTGACGCCGGCAAAACGTCACCTGGGCGACGAACTGCACGGTCAGTTCAGCATCACCCTGGCAGATATGAAACCGGAATACGTGGCCTAAGGGAGGCGGGAGGGTCCGCCCTCCCGGTAATGAGATGAGCAAATCACTAAACGCACGCTGTATCCGCCGCTGGGAAGTTGAGTTCAAAGACCTTTGCGATTCGAAGGTGAGTCCGTGGTGGCGCAAGCACCATCTGCGCACATACATCCGCGAGTGCGCGCTGACAACAGTTGATTGCATGGTTGAGCGCCTGGCAGAGAGTAACGCGGAATTTGATCACCCTGGCAAGGCGGGATGGTCGCCAGAATTCGCCGCTTGGTATAGCGAGCGCCGGGAGCAGTACCGGAAAGAAGCGCTGAGTTACCTCAATAAAGAGGCCTGCAACGACGAAATCGACGAAGAGATTCAGAACGAGCTGGAGGCCTGGAATGACTGAGCGCGGAATGATTTTTAACGGTGAGATGGTGCGCGCCATTCTTGACGGCCGGAAGACGCAGACCCGGCGCGTTATGAAAAGCCAGCCGGTGTTGAATGGCAGCTTCTATGAGGCATTCGGGGCAGCATGGACCAAAGGAATGACATCTGTTCCAGCCGTTCCGGGCCATAGTCTTTCTACCAATTGTCCTTTCGGTGCCGTTGGCGATCGCCTTTGGGTGCGGGAAACGTGGGCAGAAGCTGGCGGCAGCGCACCGGAGCTGAGGCTTTACCGGGCTAACTACCCTGCACATGTGCCTTCGCATTACGAGAACGTGCCGCCGGCTGTGCGCTGGACGCCATCTATCCACATGCCCCGCTGGGCCAGCCGTATTCTTCTGGAGATTACCGATGTGCGGGTCGAACGGCTGAACAGCATCAGCGAAGAGGATGCTAAAGCTGAAGGCGCGCCGACTGAATGCTGCGTTATTGGTGATAAGCACTTCCTTGGCTTTCGTAGCCTATGGAAAAACATCTACGGCGACGACAGCTGGCAGGCCAATCCGTGGGTCTGGGTGATCGAGTTTAAGCGTATCGAAGGAGATGACCATGCGACTCATTAACCGCAGCATACAGTCACCGCTGGCGCGTCAGGCCTGCGAAATCGCCCTGGCGGCCCATCAAGAGCGGTACGGAAACTACGGGCGCAGCCGGATGAAAGAGACATACACGGTACGGGTGGAAGGAGTGAAGGTCTGGGTGGAGGTGGTGAACAGGAAAGCGAGCTACGTGGCCACGGCAATGACCGGCATGCGCCGCCTGCGATCTTTAGCCGGGCAGGTCTCCTGATATTGAAATATCACTGAGAAACCTAAAACAGCTGATAGCTGAGCCGGGTGCGGAGAAATAGCCATTTCGCCCCGGCATTAAGTTTGAGTGGAGAAAGGTATGAGTGAAGTGATCATGATGGTATCACCCGGGAAATGGGTGTCTGAGGAGCAGTTGATAGCCCTGAAGGGCATCAAAAAGGGAACGCTGAAGAAGGCGCGGGAAAAGACTTTTCTCGAGGGGAAGGAATACAAACACGTCTCTTTTGACTGTAGTCCGTGGGATAACAGCCCGTGTTTTTACAACCTGGATGAGATCGACCGCTGGATTGAGCGTCAGGCCTCAGCGAAACCGCGGCGACAATCTGCTTAAATACTCTGACCATCAACCAACGAGGAATCGTTATGAAATACCCAACAGGAGTGGAAAACCACGGCGGCACGCTAAGGCTGTGGTTCATCTACAAAGGGGTCAGAGTGCGTGAAAGCCTGGGGGTAGCTGACACCCCCAAAAACAGAAAAGTGGCTGGCGAGTTACGGACCTCGATCTGCTACGCCATCAAAACCGGAACATTCAACTATGCCCAGCAGTTCCCCTCCTCCCAGAACCTGGCGCGATTTGGTGAGGCAAGGCAGGAAGTGACGATCGGTGAGTTATCTGCTAAATGGCTTGCCCTTAAGGAAATGGAAGTGGCGGAATCATCGCTTACCACTTACAGGCGGGTCATCGCTAATGTCATGGCCATTATTGGATCTGGCACCCTTACCTCTTCGATTACCAAAGAAGCTATGCTGGAGGTTCGAAAGGAGCTGCTGACCGGTTTTCAGGTCATGAAGAAAGGACATAAAACTGTGAAGAAGGGTCGATCCGCAATAACTGTGAACAACTACATGACCGTGTTGTTCGGCATCTTTCAGTTTGCGGTTGAAAACGGCTACATCTCAAAGTCTCCAATGAACGGGATTGCTCCGCTGCGGGAGTCACGCCCGGACCCTGACCCGATCACCCGAGAAGAATTCCCTCGCCTGATTGAAGCCTGCCACCATCAACAGAGCAAGAACCTGTGGGCTATCGCCGTTTACACCGGATTGCGGCCGGGTGAACTGTGCGGACTTGCCTGGGAAGATGTGGACTTGAAGGCGGGAACAATCACTGTCAGAAGAAGCCTGACTCAGAAAGGGATATTCACGCTGCCGAAAACCAATGCTGGCACTAACCGGGTTGTGCACCTGATCGAGCCTGCACTCGAGGCGTTCAAAAGCCAGTATGAAATGACCCGCCTCTCTCAGGAGCATAACGTACCTGTTAAGCTGAGGGAGTACGGAAAGAAAGAGTTCAATAAGTGCACGTTTGTTTTCCTGCCGTCCCTGACAGCCAGGGCCGGGAATTACGGCAAACACTTCTCCATCAACTCCATAGGGAACTCGTGGGATGCGGCGATGAAAAGAGCCGGCCTTCGCCACCGGAAATCGTATCAGTCGAGACACACGTATGCGTGCTGGTCGCTGTCTGCAGGAGCAAACCCGAACTTCATTGCTAACCAGATGGGGCACGCCGATGCGCAGATGGTTTTTCAGGTTTACGGGAAATGGATGGAGGAAAACAACCTGGACCAGATCGCCATGTTGAGCTCAAAGTTAAGCGACTTTGCCCCAACCATGCCCCACGCCAGCAGGGCTGCTGCATAATG